GGTGGGTTGATACAATTAGAGGATATGGTTACAGGTGTATTTACAAAGTTAGCCGCTTCAACATTGAAGCTAAATGTGTCAAGCGTTTCAGCACCTGCGGTATTAGCTGAAGCACAAGAAATGCTAACTGCCACAATCAATGTAAGCGCAATCACGAGCTGGAGTTAAAATGAGCAACGAATATGATATTCCTTCCGAGGATAAGGCTTGGCTTGAAAAAGTCGGGCAAATAGCACCACAAACCGAAAAGCCAAAAATCGTAAAGAAAGACGAGGAATAACCAAATGGCTGTATTTCTAAATAACAAAGTAGGCGTTAAGGTTAACTCTGTTGATCTTTCCGACCATGTAACAGCTGTAACCCTAAACCGTTCATTTGACGAGCTAGAGGTAACAGCAATGGGTGACGGCGGTCACAAGTTTGTAAAGGGCTTAGAAGCCTCATCTGTAACAATCAGCTTCCTAAACGACACAGCTGCTGCAAATGTACTTGCTACATTACAGGCTGCATGGGGAACAAATGTTACTGTTGTACTACTACAAGAAAAAGGCACAGCAGTTGGCGCAACCAATCCGCTGTACACAATGACTTGTCTAATCAACAACACAACTGACATTAACGGTTCTGTTGCTGATTTAGCAGTACAAGATTTAACCTTTAATATCAGCGGTACAGTAGCGGTTGCTACAACAGGTACTTTCTAAGGAGTAAAATGCTAGGACTTAAAATCACCAAGGCTTCGGGTGAGGAATCAACACATGAGATTTCACCAGCGATTGAGTACGCATTTGAGCAAAACTTTAAGGCAGGTTTCCACAAACGCTTCCGAGATGAGGAAAAGCAGACAGATATTTACTGGCTGGCTTGGGAGTGTTTGCGGAGATCAGGCGAGACTGTTAAGCCATTTGGCGAGCAGTTTCTAGAGACCTTGAAAAAGGTAGAGATTGTAGACGCTGATACCCCAAATGGGTGACGAGGTATGATCTAAGCTATTTGATCGCTTCACTAGCGGTTGAGACAGGCATACCTCACAGCGAGTATTTGAACATGGACAGGTCAATGTTGTTAGCAACCTTGGCGTATATGAAGGATAGGGCTAAACAAATTGAGCAGCATGGTAGAGGTAAAAGGCGCTAGGGAAATGCGTACTGCCTTGCGTAAATACCAACCTGATTTAGCAAAAGAATTAAACAAAGAAATGGCTAGTTATTTAAGCCCCGTAGCTCGTCAGGCAAGATCATACTTACCTTTGTCAGCGCCTTTATCCAACTGGGGTAAAGCAACTTCAAGCGCAGATACAATCAATTACAGGGCATTTCCCAAATACAACGCATTAAAAGCCCGTAGAGGTATTGGTTACACAACCTCACCAAGTAAGCCTAATCGCAGCGGCTTTAGTTATTTAGCACAGATATTTAACTCGGAAGCCAGCGGTGCTATCTATGAAACCGCAGGACGCAAAAACCCTAACGGACAGCCTTGGTCTAGGACTAGTTCAAGCAAAAAGTTTAGTCACTCACTTAATCCTGACGCTGGTCGTCAATTTATTGAGAGTATGCCTCAACTGTATCGTGTGCCACAAAGCGCTAATCAGTCAGGCAAGCCTTCACGCAAAATGTCAGGTCGAGCCATATTTAGAGCATGGGCAGAAACTAACGGACAAGTTACACCTAAAGTTATCAAAGCAATGGAAAACGCAAAGATTAAGTTTAACTCTAAGAAAGCGGCAGCATAATGGCAAAGACCGATCTATCCGTCAAAATTGGTGCGCAGTTTGTTGGCAAGGACGCATTTGATAAAGCAGAGAAAAGCCTAAAGAGATTAGCCAAGCAAGGCGCTGCATTAGCCCTAGGCGGTTCAATCCTTAATTTTGGCAAGAACTCAGTCCAAGCATTTTACGAATCAGAGAAACAAGCTAAGAGCCTTTATCAGACCCTAAATAACCTAGGCATGGCTTTCCAAGCGCCTGAAGTTAATGACTACATTAAGAAGCTGTCCCTAGCCACAGGCATATTGGACGACAATTTAATTCCAGCGTTTCAGCGCCTATTGGTAGCGACTAAGGATATTAGTAAGGCACAAGCATTATTAGGCACAGCCCTTGATGTATCAGCAGGAACAGGTAAAGACTTAGACGCAACCTCAACAGCTTTAAGCAAGGCTTTCCTAGGTAATACAACAGCCTTACAGCGCTTAGGCATAGGCTTATCAGCAGCTGAACTAAAGGCTGGCAATTTTGACGCAACTATTGCAACGCTTAACACTAACTTTTATGGTCAAGCTTCAGCAGCTGTTGAAGGCTACACAGGACAAATTGACCGCCTTGGTATTGCATACGATCAACTTAAAGAGCGTGTTGGTAAATCTATATTAGATATTGGTGGCTCAATAGGTCGTTTCATTGAATACACAAAAATTGGTTTAACAACAGGTTTAACTATTGACGCACAAGAACGGGCAAAACTAAAAGGCGTATTTGCTGAAAAGATTTCACCTACTGCATTTGGCAATGTGTACGATAGAAACTCGGCAGCTCAGATCAAAGCAACTGCTGCTCAGGTCAAAGCAACTAAAGCCTTAACTAAGGCTCAGCAAGATCAATTAAAATTAAAGAAGGCTGGCACAATATTAGATATTGACCAAGCAGGTGTGCTAATTGCCTTGCAAGGTAAAATTACAGAAAATGAGAAAGTACGCCTAGAATTACAATTAGCATTACTGACTGGTAACACTAAAGAAGCAGATCGCCTAAGCAATGAATTGCTATTGGCACAGGGTCGCATTACAGGCTTAGCCACCTTTATTGCCAACCTACCTAAAGCCTTAAACCCATTTTCAGATTACCCTGCATACATACAAGCAGCACTAGCTGAATTGGCTAAGTTAGCTGCTGCTCAAAAAGCATTACAAGTAAGTCCTTCAGCTGCGCCTATGAAAACACTAGAGCAAGCAAGAGTTGAATCTGTTGCAGGCGTGGCTCAGGTAACTGGTATCTACGAAAGCCTAATGGCTAAGATTGCAGCAACTACAAAGGAAAGCACACAGGTAACAAACATTACTGTTAATGGTGCAACCTCAGGTTTATTAGCTGAATTACAAAATGGCTTAATAAATAACTCAGCCTCAGGCAGTCAGTCCAAAATAAATAGATTGTCTCTCATAGACTAATGGCATTACCAGCGCAACTTAATGTAAGCCTAAACTTTAATTCAGGCGCAACCTTCGGTAACCCTTTTACCATAGGCGACCCTGTTAACGGCAGGCTTGGCTTCGGTATCCTTGGAGACGGCACAGCCCCAGCATTAGTTATTGATGTGACTGATGTCACACGCAGTATTCAAATTAAGCGTGGTCGTAATATCCTGAGAGACACATACGAGGCTGGCAGCGCAACGGTTAGAATCTATGACCAAACTGGCAGATTTAATCCTCAGAACACAAGCTCAGACCTGTATGGGCAACTCACACCTTTACGCAAGCTAAGAATCTCAGCCACCTATGCTGGCACTTCGTATTACCTTTTTAGCGGATATACAACAACCTATGCCTACACCTACGACCAAGCAGAAAATGTGTCCTATGTAGACATTACAGCTGTTGACGGTTTCCGTTTGTTTAACCTTGCCAACATCACAACTGTCACAGGCTCAGCCAATGGTGATGACACAGGTGAGCGCATAGGCAAGATATTAGACACAGTAGATTTTCCAAACAGTTTAAGGTCAATAGAGACTGGCAACTCATTATGTCAGGCTGACCCTGCTACAACTCGCACAGCCTTAACTGCAATTATCAATGCAGAATTTTCAGAGCAGGGTGCGTTCTATATGGACGCCGAAGGTCAAGCAGTATTTAAGAACAGAGCCAGCACTATTTCGTCAGCTGGTGGCACACCTATTGAGTTCAATCAGACAGGCGACATACCCTACAAAAATCTAAAGTTTGCCTTTGACGACAAGTTAATTATTAACCAAGCCACTATTACCCGTATTGGTGGTACTGCTCAATTTGCTGAGGACGCAGGTAGTGTGGCTACTTACTTCCCACACAGCGTTAACTACAATGATCTAGTCGTGCAGACAGACACAGACGCAAACAACATTGCCCGTATCTATGTGGCTACTCGATCAGATACTACTATCCGTATTGACGAAATGACGGTGGACTTATTGGACACAGCTGTGCCTACTGGCACAATGTTAGACATTGACTATTTTCAAAATGTTGATATATCCAATATCCAGCCTGACGGGTCAACTATCACCAAGAACTTGCAAGTGCAAGGTGTTGCTTGGGATATAACCCCCAACCGCTGGTTGGGTACTTTTACCACACTTGAACCAATCACAGACGGGTTTATCATAGGTAACACCACTTATGGCGTCCTCGGTGATGATATACTAAGCTACTAAGGAGTAATACAATGGCAACAGGTTTTCCAGCTTCAACAGGTGATGTTC